CCACAATTATATAAAAAACGACCATTTCATATAGGAACTGCTAGATTTACTAATAAAACCTATAGTGAAAATATAAATTGGAAGGCTCGAAAAGAATGGAAAGGATGTATATATGGATTTGATAAAAAAATACCTACAAATATCAATACTAATGATTATATCTTTATTATTGAAATGAATAATGATCAGAATAAAATAATGGGAATAGGGCTGATACAAAATATATATAAACCTTGTAATCGTTCTAGAATATATCATAGCAGTACATGGAATAGATATGTTTATAAGGGAAATAATCATATTTCTAGAGAAAATATATTGAACTTAAAAAAAGGAACTACCATTATAAAACTATTGGAAACGATATTATTTTATGGTTCTAGACATTTTAAAAGGAGCCAGGGATGTACAATATTAAGTTTTGATAGAATAGCGACTTGTCAAAATGTTCGAAATAAAGAAAGAAAAGTATATCGTTGTAAAAAGTGCGGGCTACCTAAAAAAGGACATATTTGTGGAAAAGAGATAATAAAAAAAATACGGGAAAATAAGAAATGTCGTTTGTGCGGTGAGACGAAAAAAGGACATATTTGCAAAATGATGAAAAAAGATTTTCAATTATTAAATATAGTTTGTAAATTCTTTACTGATTTGTTTAATCATCCAATTTTTCATATTTCGGACGTCTAGATATATAGGTTTTACCATTTGTATATTGTATTCTCTTTTGCCCGGTTGTTGGAGTAATCATAATAGGAATAAATTTATAGTCATCATTTTTCTTTACTATTTGACATTCATTTTTTTTCAATCTAGAAGTAAGAAATTGATCATCAATAATTTGGATAACTTGATTATATATTAACGAAACCTTTACAAGTTCTTTATTGCAGTATTGACGAACCTTATCTAGATTATTTTTTCTTTCTGTGAAGTTAATTACAAAATTTGCTGCTATGTTTTCTCTATCTATATTCTTCTTTTTGTTGATAATCACATCGTTATAAAATTCAACAGAAAGATTATAGATATAGATGGTTGTTTCTACAAATGTAGCACCCATTAATTCATAAATATGAAGCATACTTTGTTTTTTTTCAAAGGCATTATCGCGTTTAATCAATGTGGTTTTAAAGTTATCTTCTGTAATTTCTTTCATAATATACTTAACTCGTAGGTCTTCATTATCACGATTTTGTTGAATTTCCCGACGAATAGGATCTAAAATTGTATGTTGAAAATGTTGTGCTCCACGATGGAGCATAGGCAAATAATCTATAACATCACGAATCCAATGATTAATTTCTTTACTTTTAAATCTCTTTATACTTTTTATTTTTCTAACAACGCTACTCATTTGACCGTGATAAGGCAATCCTCCACAATTGACTGCACCCGGATTTTGAACACCATTTCCTCCATTTTGTCTCATAAACTCATAATAATGAGGATTGTGAATTGTGCCAGTAACTTTTAGACCTGTCCTCCAACTAAAAGCAATATTACAAGAAGTACACCACATTTGGTCACACCCACTAATTTTATAAATAGGTGCAGAGCATTGAGGACAGGGCTTTGTTTCTTGTTTAATTAATTCAACAGCCGCGACTGTATTAGGGTCACATTCGTGTTGCTCTTTACAATTGGGAGTATATCCCATCGTTTCATGACACTTAGAACAAACTCTAACTTCGCATAGCCCACATTTATATCCAGTAGAAAGATATCCAGTGCATTCATCTGCTGGACATTTTTTAATAAATTGACGTTTTTCTTCTCCTCCACTATTACCATATCTAATATCCTGAATTACACGTTCTACATTACGAATTTTAGATTTTGCACCGCAATACAGTTTGTATGCTTCTTCTGCTTCTACTTTTAATACTTTAATTTCTTCATTATGTTTACGAATTTGTACTTGCTGTTCTACCTTAGGCATTGTATCCGGAAATCTAGCCTTTTCTGTTTCAAAAAGCATATCTTTACGATGATTTTTCCATGTTCCACTAAAATAACTTTTAGTAAGAGCATCTTGCATAAACTTTCTATCCCATGGTTTTTTACATCCCATACAATGAGCAATATCTGTTTTTGAAGTAATATAATATTTAACACATTCTCTACATGTACCTATATGACAATAAGGACATTCTACATATTTTCTATTAGAATTATTACAGTCTTCACAACATATTCCGCACTGAATTGTTTGTTTTTTAGTCTTTTTAGACTTTTTTGAATTTGCAAATAATGATGCCATTTAGATAATATCAATACTATTATATTGATATTATTCTTCAATTTTATGTTTCATCTTTATTAATCCTAAAATGAAGAACAACCTCAATAGGATATATTTTAACATTATCATTAACTATACAAATAGATAGTTTAAATACACTGCCTTTTAATAGTTTTGGCGTTTTTAAATGATTAATTAATTTTGTATAACTCATAGAGGTTTTAATTTCATAATTTTTATTTTCAGTCCATTTATTTATTTCATTTAGTTCTTTTAATAGTAGTAAATTATTACTATAATCCCATTCACATATATTAATTCCTATATCCTTCTGCCAACTAATAAGCACTTCATTTAAAAAATCAAAATAATAAGGTTCTTTTATAATCTCTCCTATTCCGGTAGATGTACACCATTCATCTAAACGGGAAAAATCTCCTAAAATACTTGTACTGTTTGATGATGTAGGTATATTAAAAGTAAGGGTTTGATAAAAGAGGGTTTTGAAATCATCACCGGAAAGTTCGAGGTATCTGGTAACTTTATCTTTAGAGTCATATAGATTAACGATTTTTTTAGGTAAACATGTTTCTGCTCTAGAGATATTTGTTTTTAATTGTGCAAATATAATACCATTATTGATTGAATTATTCATTATATATTATTGAGATAGTCTTTACTTTAAAAAAAATTAAGTATATATATATTAATGGATGAAATAGATTTAGATGTTGATAATTATGATATTGATGAATTAGTCCAAATATTAAATTTTGATTATACACCTACAAATGAAGACATGATTGTTCAAAGAATAGATGTTATAAAACGTAAATATAAAGATAAATCAAAATATATTAAGTTTTTTAATGAAGTGGGAAAAAAATTAATAGAAAATTTTGAACTATTTAATAAAGAAACATGGCAAGAAAATTACGAACAAGATGCCTCTCTATCGGCAAAAGTATTAACCCAGCAATATTTAGACAATAAAAATGATGCAAAAAATCTTATTTTAGATGAAAATCGTGATATTATTGGGATAAAAAAGGTATCAGAATCAAAAACATTTGCAACTAAATTGGCAACACAAGGGACAAGAAATCCAGTTACTATAAACTATATTAGACGAATTGTAAATTTTGATAGTCAATATAGAGAAATATTAAACCCTATATCAACAACATGTACTGTAAATGGAAATTATACAAATAATCCTACAAATATTAACAATATTAATCACGTGAATCCTGAGATTAGGCTTTTCCAGCCTACTAATTATACGGTTAATTTAAATCAACCATTAACAAATGTGATTGATATTTCATTAGAAAGTGTTGAACTTCCTAATTCTTGGCATGTTTTTTCTAATGATTATGGTACAAATGCATTAAATTTTTCTTCTTTTAGAAAAAGAGAACCAGAAAAATTAGCAGATATATATTTACCTACAATACCAACAGGTTATACATTATCATTTGAAACAATTCGTTCTCCCTATTTTCCTAGAGTAAGGGATACTGAAATGGGAATAACAAAAATAGTCAATACAAATGGAACAGTAGACAAAACAAAAATCTGGTTAAAGTATGATGATGATGGAGGATATTCCTTATTTTCTAAATTATCTTTTAATTCAACAGAATGTTTAACTATGGAAAATAATACCTATCAAATTTGGATAGGTCAATATAATACAGTATTTACAAATGGTAGCGATCCTACTGTAAATTACAAGTATGAGGCTGGTAGAAATTGGAGATTTAGAGTTAAAATAATAGATTCTGCTGGTGTATCATTACCTGGATTTACAACACTTTATTTTGATGGTAATTTACCTAATGAAGCAGTAGGAATAGCCAAAACATTTATTATAAACTCACAACCTATTTCATCAACACCTCCTATAGAAGAAGCATATAAATTAGAACTTGATAATGGAAATTTTACCTCAACAGAATTATTGAATGAAATAAATAGTTTATGTAGTTTAAATGATATACCGGTAGATTTTACTTATTCTAGTAAAACAGGAAAAGTTTCTATAGAAAATTTAAATCAACATTACCCAGTGACTATACAATTTTATATTGAAGATTCAGAGAGTAGCGGTTGTTCAGCACAAAAAACTTTAAATGAGGAAGGATCAAATACTCCTAGTCCGGGTAATAAAATAGGATATAATTTAGGATGGTTATTAGGATTTAGAGTAAAAACACTTATTTTAACTGCTTCGCAAAAAGTCACAGCATCATCTTTATTGGATACATTTGGTCCTAAATATTTTATTTTAACATTAGACGATTTTAATAATAATAAACCAAATAAAGATTTAATTTCATTGGTAGATAACTCATCAAAAAATTTCAAATTACCTGATTATTATAATAGTCAAACGATGGACAGTAAATTCGGAGTTAAAAGAGATTCTTCTGGGAACATAATAGGGAACACCTATTATCCGGGACATAGTTCTACGGATGCTGATGCAGCAGATTGGAAATGTCAGGATATATCAGGCATTCCGGCAAAACGTGGTTGTGCAGAAAATGAACTAAATAATGATTTAATATCTAATTTAACTAAAAAACAACAGTATACAGTAGAACAATTAACATTAGCAAATACTTCTAGTGGTTCTGTTATATTAGATGATGGTACTAAATTATCTACAGTTGTAAATAGATACAATTCTCCCAATTCAAGTGATTTATTAGCAAGAATTCCAATTACCATAGATAGACAACAATATAGTACATCTATAGTATTTAGAAATACACATCCAGAATATACTAAACGAGTATATTTTGGACCAGTTAAACTAAGAAAATTTAAAATAAGACTATTAAATGATAAAGGATTTGAAGTGAATTTAAATGAACAAGATTGGTCTTTTTCTATTTATGTTACTCAATTATATCAGTTTTAAGATATATAACAACCTGAACAATATCTATATCTTGTAGGTTTACTTAATAAAAGATAATTATCTTCATCACCTACTTCTTTAATATTTGGATTTTCTTCTTTATTTTCATAAATATTATCAATTAATAGTTCTAAAGCATTTTTAATATTTATTCCCTTTTTAACACTTATTTCAATATATTTCATGTTAAAATCAGTTGCAAGTATATATGCATCATTTTTAGATATAACTCTTTCCTTATCTATTTTATTACCCACTAATATAATTGGTATATTATCATCATTTTTTTTTCTAAATTTGATTATCCATTCCAAAACATTATTATAACTTTCTCTACAACTTACATCAAAAAATAACATACCTCCAGTGATATTTTGAAAAAAATTTTCTGTTACACTATGAAAACGTTCTTGTCCTGCACAATCCCAAAAGGCTATCTTTACAGTTTCAGTATCATTTAATTTAAATATTTGCGAACTAAACTCTACTCCAATTGTTGGTTCATAAGTCTTTACATAATTATAATTTTGTAATAAATTTAAAAAACTAGTCTTTCCGGTATTGTAATCACCAAAAACACATAATTTAAATATATAATTATACATTTAATATATAATTATATTTTTTATATTTAAATATATTAAATGAGAGTACAAAAAGGTGGTATGGTAAGATGTAATGGTAGTGGTATTTGGGAGGGGAAGAATGAATCAGGAAAGGCTGATGCCGATTTTTTTAATTATTTAGGATTAGATTGTAATGATTTTTGGAAATTATGGAGATATCCGTTAATGAATGAAGGTATTATTAATTCTACTATGTGGACTGAAGAAAATAAAAATGATATAATGGGGTTTTTAGAAGAAATTATTAGAATTAGAACTGAACAAATAGAAAATTCTACAGATGAAGGGAGAAGAGAGATGTTTAAAGACTCAAATTCTAAAAATGATAATCATTCTAAAATATTGATGTATGTGATGCAATTAAGAAATAGGATCCGTGATGATGGTATAGATTTTTATCAGAGGGAATCGTCACCTATTGATAATTTTGATATAACAAAAACTGATTCATACTCTGGTGTTGTATCTGAGGTTGGAAATTTGAATCCTAGTAATGAACAAGAGAAATATGATACTGGTACTCATAAATATAAACCAAAAGGGGGAAAGAAATCAATGAGAAAGAAATCAATGAGAAAGAAATCAACGAGAAAGAAATCAACGAGAAAGAAATCAACGAGAAATACACCAAAGAAAAAACTTCATATTATACCAGATAGTGATAAAACAAAATGGTCTAGTGATTTTTTTGGAGACGACAAGTCATAAATTTTAAAAAATATATATCTAAAATGAAGGTAGACAATTTACATCCTATAAAAGGTAAACATCAAAATAGTATAAAAAAGGAGTATGCTAGAAGATTAAAACTTCAATTAAAAAAGAATAAATCTTCAAGAAAGAAGTTTCAAAATAAAACCCGTAAAAAATATAATAGTAAAACGATTGATAAACAAATAAATAATATGTCTAATAAGAAATTAGAATCTGTTTATAAATATTTATTAAAGGATGAAAAAACTAAGCAGTAATATTAATAAGATCAAGCATAACGTTAAAGTTATTTACTTGTTTAGTAAGCATTTCATTCATTGTTTTATTAAAATCCTTTAATTGTGCCATAATTTTTTTATGGTCTTGTGAATATGTTTTTACTAGTTGTTTAATTTTAATTTGATTCTCCTCTTTTGTAATATCAAAACATTGCATATTCTTCAATATAAGTTTACAAATAGTATATGCTAGTCTTACACTTTTCTTGTTATCTTTTACTTTATGTAGAAATATAACAGGTTTTCCCATAATAAATTCTAGTGTAAAGTCTTTGGGTTTATTTGCTACTCCACTCTTCAAACTACATAATATAGCAAAATCAATATCAGTATTATTCTCTATATCGCTATAAAACTTTTGTATTTCATTTTTAGGAACATTTTTTTTATAATTTTTAGATTCAATCATACCATGATGAGTATCATCAATTAAAGAAAAGTCGCCCTTATGTCCTTCCTTGCTTGTGTGTGTGTCTATTTGACAACCTGGAAAAGATTGAATAAGAATATTATACATAATGTCTTCTCCTTTCTGTCCTTTTAATGTTGAATTTTGATTTATTTTTTGAAATTCTTCCATTTCCTTTCTATAATTTTCTATTTTTTCATTGCATTCTTGTCTTATTTTATTAATCTCAATAGATGAGGTTTGTTTTTCTTGAAATAATTTCTCATAATACTCTTGTTGTTGTGATAAAGTTATATTATGGAGTTCATCTTTTTTATTCTCTAATAGTTCTATTTTTTTTGTTAAATTATTAATTTTCTCTCCATAAAGTCTTTCAAGACTTTGTTTTATAAGTTCCTTTTCGTCATGTATTTTTGAGTTTAATGTATCTTTATAATCCCTTTGCTGTTCTTTATTTGTTTTTCTTAGTTCTTGAATAGTAGATAGTAAATCTGATTGAGTAGAACACATATGATCCATATCTTTAGTATGTTGTTGTGTTAGTTTATCAATAATATCTTCTTTTTCCCCATCTATGACAGATTTGAATTTATGTGAAGAATAATTATAGGTGGATAATCCTAATTTGAGTATTTGTAATTGTTTTTCTTGAGGAAATACTAAAAACTCTTTCACGTATTTATTATTTGTGGGCAATAAAACTTCTGTCAGTTCCTCTTCATCCATGTTAATGAATAGAAGAACACTTCTATTTAATTACTTTGCGATATAAATTTAAGAATATAATGATAATACTATGTATTATGGAATTTGCGGTAACAAATAAAAAGAAGGAAAGAAGTGATATGATATTGGAACCATTACAAGTTATGGTTCAATTAGCATTATTAAAGTATTGTCCAATAGGAACCAAAGTGAGTGTAGCAGATAATATATTACAATTACAGTTCCCTACTATGTTTCAAGGTGTATGGAGGTGGTATCATCAGGATGGAAAAGATGATTTATATTATTTATTTCATGCAATTCGTAGATATTATAAATGGTATAAAAATCAAAATACAAAGATATATGCTTTTATACTGCAAGAAGCGATATCTGGTTTAGAGAATCTAATGATTACATATGAAAAATGTGAACAAACGTCTATTATTCATACTCTACAACTATATAAAAATGTTTTAGGGATGGAGTCTCCTGATTTATTTAAAGAAAATACTGAAGAAACAATAAATATTGATAAAGTATTTGAAAAAATTAAAGATATGTATGATCAAAAGTTATTAAAGGCTATATTTAACATTTTGCAATTATGTAGTATAACAGAAACGGAAGAAGAAAAAAAACATATGGTAGATGGATTATTAAGTATATTGGTCCCAACGAATGAAAAAATACGATTGTGGATACGTAATAATTTAACATGTTAGATTTATTTTTTTTGTGATATACTAATATAACATGTTTGATTTAAGAGAGATTATAACAAATTTAAATAACAAGATAGGAAATATGGAAATTAATGCCGATAATATTATTACAGTATTACGATTTGCGATGGAATGTGTAGAAGTTACGGAATTAAAAGGGGAAGCAAAAAAGAATTTAGCAATAAAGTTGGTTCGACAGGTAGTAGAGGAAGCCCCAATAAGTGATGAGAAAGAAAAGTTATTATTAGATATGATAGACCAAAAAATATTACATGGAATGGTAGATTTAGTAGTAGACACAAAGGATGGAAAAATAGATATTAATACAATTCAGCAAGTGGGTTCAGGTTGCTGTGCTGTTTTTATGAAAAGACGTTAATGTAATTTATTCTGGTACTTTGTTCCAGTTTTCAAATCCTACTTTAGCGATGGATTGCATACAACGCAGAGCGAAAGCAAATGTAGCACCAGAATGTTGATTGTTCTCTAGACCATTAGATATAGCATCTATATTTTTATGACCCCAAAACATATATCCTGTATCTTTTGGAGGAGATTCGTTTTTAAGCCAATCCCAAAGTTCTAGTCTATCAATAGTATCAGCCATTTGTTTAAGAGATGGACGGAAATCCTTTCCATAAACACGTGTTTCTTTCCATTGGTTAAAAGAGGGAGTTGATTTTGTTTCTTGAGTATTAGACATCATTATTAAATAATATATTTATTAAGATATTATTTAATCTTCAATTTTCATCTATAACAATATTTTTATACCAAAAATACATAATACCCATTATAACATTTTCTACAAATGCAACAGTCCCCATAACTAATACAGGTAAATCTTGAATAATCCATCCATGAATAGCATAGAATATATATCCTAACGTTTGAATGATAATTGACAATATACTTAGGTCTTTAGAACTTTTAGTATTATAAAGTCTATATATTTGAGGTAATTTATATATAATTGTAATAGAACTAGCGATCCATCCAAATACAGTTTTATCTGCCATATATACATTTTATATAATTATTAGTTTAAGTATGTGAGCATAATATTTTATGTTCATTTTATAGAAGACCATTAATAGTCATAAAAGTATTTAAATATATTGAAAATCGATAAAAATTACAGAACAGCTCTTTTTTTGCAAAAACTTTTTTGGAAAATGGCAAAATGGACAAAAAAAAAATGTCCAAAATCGGGATTAGCAAAAAAGTTTTCCCGAAAAAAACGCAAAAAAACTATTTATTTAGAAAGATGTAGGTAAATTTGTTTTCAACATGAAAAACAAAATACCTACATAAAATTTTAGGCACTAAAAAAAAAGAACTATTTTCGTAAATTACTTAAAATTTTTTTGGAAATATATATAAATTGTTTCAAATGTTTCATTTAGACAAAAAAGTTGCAAAAAGTTGCAAATCTTTTATTTGTGAATATTGTGACTATATTACATCACGTAAATCAAGTTGGGAAAAACACTTGCTTACCAACAAACACAAAAAAAATTGTTTCACTTTTGTTTCAAAAAGTTGCAAAAAAGTTGCAAATTCAACATTTAATTGTGAATTTTGTAATAAAATATGTAAAAGTAGGACTACATTATGGAGGCACAATAAAAAATGTAACGCCCAAAATGAATTTATAACAATAAAAAAGGATAAATATATAAAAGTGTTAGAAAATGCTTCAAATAATCAAAAAACAATAAATAATATACAAAATCAAAATAATACACAAAATATATCGATAAACTTATTTTTGAATGAGCATTGTAAGAATGCTATGTCTTTAGAGGATTTTATTAAAGGTGTAAATTTAACATTAGAAGATATAAACAAAAATAAGGATTTAGGTTATGCAGATAATATGTCAAATGTTTTGATTAAAAATTTAGAAAATATACCAAATAAGGAAAGACCTATTCATTCAACAGATGTTAAGAGACTGAAGTTCATGGTTAAAAAGGCGGATGGTTGGGAAAAGGATGATGGTACAGAGGTAGATAATGCTGTCAGAGAATTGAAGTTTAAACAAATAAATAGAATAAATGAATGGGAACTGAAGAATCCGGAATTTCAAGAGGATCCAGAAAAAATGGAAGTGTGGAATAAAATGATGACTATTTTTAATAATGGAAAAAATGAAAAAGAAAAAGATAAAAATAGTAAAGTAATAAAAAAGAAATTGGCTGAAGTAATAAATATAAAAGACATGCTACAAGAGGAGGAGGTTTAATATATTTTCATAAATAAAAATATATTAAATTTATAATGGGAAATGTAGTAACATTAGTTTTATCATATAGATTAAACAAAGAGCATATTGAAAAGATAAAAGAAAATAAAGAAAGTGAGCGAAAAGAAAATATATGTAGTTATTTATATGGGAAATGTAATATCAAAAATGTGCGAATTCCTTTCACATCCAATCAAATATTTAGAGAAGAGGAAAGTAGAAAAAATATATAAAGAAGTAGTTCAAGATGATATTTGGGACAGTAAAATTTATCCATATGAATTAGAAATTTAAAAACAACACCACCATCTTTTTTTTTGCTTAGGAACGGACATCATTGTATTCCACTGTTTAATAGTATATTTATTACCCATTGATAAATTACAACGAGCACATAATGGTTTTAAATTATCTAACTCGAGTGTACCGCCTAATGATTCTGGATGATCATGTCCTACATGGAAATCAAATACCGAAATAGTATTTTGACACCAACTTACGTAACATTTATGTTCAAATTCTTTACCACAATTTCTAATCCATAATTGTTCTCGCAAGGCTTTGGGTATAGTTTGCTTTTTTTCTTTTTTCTTTTTAGAACTTTTTTTATAAGTTCTTTTTACTTTAATTTTTATTTTTTTATGTCGTGCGTGCATACCGGGCATATTATATAGTATATATATTTTTTTAAATGCATTAAAATATATATACTACAAGTTACATAAGGATTTTTTTATTTTCTAGTTCTAGTGATTTTTCTGTAGCACACAAAAATGCAGAAATATTTGTGATAGGTTTTAAATGATTAAATATATTCGTTTCATCAAGAGTTATTTCTTTTCCATAACTATTATGAAAATTTCGTAAATTAATTTTTATTTTTTTTTCTTTTTCATATTTGGTGATTAGATTACAAATGGAAACCTTCCATCCTTCTTCTGGATTATTAAAAAGAACCCAAAAATTATGTTCATGGTGAAGAGATTCAAAACTTTTTAAA